GCGGAAGTATAAACGCCCAGTTGCTATCGGTATTGACGCCGCTCGGTTTGACGCGAGTGTTGACATTGGCATGTTGAAGTTTGAACATGGATTGTACAACACACTGTTCCGGAGTGGGGAACTGGCCCGATTGCTGCGGATGCAGTTAAACAATCGGGGCGTGTCTTACTGTCATGATGGAAAGATCAAATACCACACAATGGGTGGACGAGGCTCAGGTGACATGAATACGTCACTGGGTAATAGTTTCATCATGTGTGCGATAATTTGGGCTTGGCTTAAGGAAGCGGGTGTTAAAGCATCATTGGCGAACAATGGCGATGATTGTGTTGTGATCATGGAGGATTGCGATCAAGCTAAGTTTGCCGACGGTTTTAGTCAGTTTACCCTGAACCTTGGTTTCACAATGGTTATTGAAGACCCAGTGTATGAGTTTAGCCAGATAGAGTTTTGTCAGACAAAACCACTACTGGTAGGAGGTGAGTGGCGCATGGTGCGCAACTTCCACTCTGCACGGGAGAAGGACAGTTTGTGCCTTTTTCCGCTGGACACGCCAGGCGCTGTCCAGTCGTGGTTGTATGCCGTAGGTGAGTGTGGGTTGGCACTAACGAGTGGTGTTCCTGTTTTTCAGGAAATGTACTGTGCTTATATGCGTAATGGTCGCCCCAGTAGGATGGGGGAGGCAGTGTTTATGCAGTCTGGTTCAAGGATGATGAGTCGAAACATGGAATCAAAGTGGTGTGTCGTGGATGACGATGCACGGTTGAGTTTCATGGAAGCGTTCGGTGTCACCCCAGATGAACAGACAGCACTTGAAGAGTATTACCGCGGTTGGGTGTTGACCCCAGAGATGAGATTAGTAGATGATATACGCTGCATTGGCCAGGCGCCAATGTAGCACGGCGTGACTAACAATCACGTATAATCAGCGACAATATTTGTTAGTAGTAGTAAAAGTAACGTAGGTAGTATGCCTAAATTAAATAGTAAAAGTAAAATGAAG